GCTATGGCGAGGACAGCAATGTCTACAGGATCAGGGTCATTGGTGAATTCCCCAAGGGCGATGACGACACAGTGATTGCGATGGATTTACTGGAAAGCGCCTTGAATCGTGATGTGGCGCCAAGTGACTACGCGCCCATGATCTGGGGCTTGGATGTGGCGCGGTTTGGTAGCGACCGGTCAGCGCTTTGTAAAAGGCAGGGCAATGCGGTGACTGAGAATATCAAGACATGGAAGAACTTGGATTTGATGCAGCTGACTGGCGCGGTGGTGGCCGAGTACCAGGCACTGGCGCCAAGCCAGCAGCCCAAAGAGATATTGGTTGACTCGATTGGCCTCGGAGCTGGGGTGGTGGACAGATTGAGGGAGCTGGGCCTGCCGGCCAGAGGGATCAATGTCAGTGAAAGCCCAGCCATGGGTGGGACATACAGAAACTTGAAGGCAGAGCTTTGGTACAGGGCAAGGGCGTGGCTTGAGGCGCGGGACTGCAAGATGCCAAAGGATGATGTCTTGATCAGCGAGCTGGCCACAGTGCGGTACAGTTTCACCAGCAACGGCAAGATCGCCATTGAGGGGAAAGACGAGATCAGGCGGCGGGGGCTGCCAAGCCCTGACAAGGCCGATGCCTTTGTCCTGACATTTGCAAGTGACGCAATTGCGGGGATGTATGGCAGCACAGGCTCAAGCAAATGGAGCCAGCCCCTGCGCAGAAACCTTGTGCGGGTTGCATAATTCGGGTATTGACAAACCAAAGGGGAAACCTATGAAGGCAATGAGTAAGGCGCAAAAGAAGGTCGGCTCTGTGATGAAAGAGTTTGGCTCTGGCAAGCTGCACAGCGGCAAGGGTGGTCCAGTGGTTAAGAATCCCAAGCAGGCCATCGCCATTGCAATGTCTGAGGCCAAGATGCCCATGCGCGGCCAGCGCACAGCAAAGAACAAGGCGAAAAAATAATGGCCACCATGCAGCGCACCATGAGCCAGGTCATGGACAGGGAAGAGGGCGAGGGCATGGAAGAGGGCGAGAACTGCCCCATGCCCACGCAAGACATTACGCTAAACCTAAAGAATCGAGCCAAGGCAATCACCAGCGCGGCCTATGGCCCTGAGAATCCCAAGCTGCCCAATGAGGCTTTTTGGCGCAAGAAGGCTGACCAGTGGGATGTCAGCATGGATGACGCCAAGCAAAGCCTGTGCGGTAACTGCGCGGCTTTCAATGTGTCTGACAAGATCAAGAACTGTATCGCCCAAGGCATTGGCATGGAAGCAGACCCATGGGGAACGATCAAGCTAGCTGACCTTGGCTACTGCGAGATTTTTGACTTCAAGTGCGCGGCCTCAAGAACTTGCGATGCGTGGGTTGTGGGTGGACCCAACACCGGCGAGCAAGAGGGTGAGGACATGGAAGAGGGCGAAGATTATGAAGAGGGAGAAGAGAAATGAAAGCTGGACTCTATGCCAATATCGCAGCCAAGCGCGAGCGCATAGCCGCTGGCAGCAAAGAGAAGATGAGAAAGCCTGGCGCTAAAGGCGCGCCAACAGCTGCTGACTTCAAGGCTGCGGCCAAGACTGCAAAGAAGCCAAAGAAATGAAGACCCCAGCTTGGCAGCGCAAAGAAGGCAAAAGCCCGTCAGGCGGCTTAAATGCCAAGGGCCGCGCCAGCGCGAAGGCCGAGGGCATGAATTTGAAAGCGCCGGTCAAGTCTGGCGATAATCCAAGGCGAGCCAGCTTCTTGGCGCGCATGGGCAACATGCCTGGTCCAGAATACAAGGCAGGCGAGCCGACCAGGCTGCTGCTGTCACTCAAGGCATGGGGCGCAAGCTCCAAGGCTGACGCCAAGGCGAAGGCGGCCAACATTTCAGCCAGGAACAAAGCGAAAAAATGATCTGTCCAATTGTCATTGCCACTGTCAAAGGCCATGGTCTGGCGGTGCTGCTTGAGTCAATCAAGCAGTATGCGCCAGAGTGTCCGGTCTACTTGCGTGGGCCAGAGTCAGTCATTGAGCCATTCAATGCAGACCTAAAGATTTATGGCCAGCCAAGGAATTTTGGCGATGACTATAACCAGGTGATTGAGGCGGCGCTGAAGGACTGGTCATCATGCATTGTGGCCAATGACGATATTGTGCTGACACCAAGCAGTGTGAAGGTGCTGATTGAGGATGTGGCCATTGTCAAGAGCATGAACAGTGTGAAGGCTGGTTGGGTGGCATCAAGAACTGATGCGGCTCGGCCTTGCCAGAATGTGCGCATTACTGAGCGACCAGAGCGTTTAAACTTTTACAAATTCCCATCGGAGAATCACATCAAGATGGCCGAGGAAATCAGCCCGATCTTTGCATGGATATCAAGTGATGCATTTGGAGAGGCAAAATTCCCCCCTCTGAATTGGTACAGCGATGATGTGCATTGCAGGGACTTGATCGAAAAAGGTTACTCGCATTTTGTAAGCGCCAGCTATGTCCACCATATTGGCAGCAACACGATTGGCTTTGACGCCAATAAACTGCATGAGGCTGCGCTGCCATGGCTCAGAGAGAATCGACCAACTTATGCGAGTGCCTGGTTTGATTCTTAATCTAGGCTCCGGTAAAGACTGGAATCCTGAGTATCTCAATGCAGATATTCAGTCCAGCAAGAATCCTGACTGGCTGGTGGATATCAGCAAAGTGAAGTGGGGCGACACGCTAGAGACGCGCTTTGGGCAGCTGGAAATTGTGCCAGGCATGTTTGAGACGATTTTGGCCAATGATGTGCTGGAACACATTCCCAATCTGGTGGATGCCATGACCAACTGCAAAGAGCTTTTGAAGGTGGGCGGCCAGATGCGCATTCATGTGCCGTATGAGCTAAGTCTTGGCGCTTGGCAAGACCCGACCCATGTCAGAGCATTTAACGAGAATTCTTGGCGGTATTACACCGATTGGCACTGGTACTTGGGGTGGCCAGATCGGTTTGAATTGACAACACTGGAAATGCGTCTCTCAAAGGTGGGAGAAGCACTAGAATTGCCACAAGACGAAATCATCCGCACCCCAAGGGCTGTGGACTCCATGTATGTGGTTTTAACAAAGGTCAAGCCATGATTGAAAACATCACCGAAAACTTATCAACCGACATTGCAGCCACAGAGCCAATGGATGATGCAGAGCTGCAAGCCATCATCACGCAAGACCTGACCGATGCGGTGAGCTATGTGGACAGTGATCTATCCCCCACACGCGCCAAGGGGACTGAGTACTATCGCGGCGATTTATTCGGCAATGAGGTCGAAGGCAACAGCAAGGTGGTGGCTATGGAGGTGCGGGACACTGTCTCGGCCATGCTGCCAAGCCTGATGCGTGTGTTTTTCAATTCTGAGAATGTGGTCGAGTTTAGTCCCAGGGGACCCGAAGACATCAAGATGGCCCAACAGGCCACCGACTATGCCAACTATATTTTCCAAAATGACAATTCTGGATTTTTAACGACCTACGCAATCTTCAAAGATGCGCTGGTGCGCAAATGCGGCATTGCCAAATTCTGGTGGGAAGATGAGGAGAAGGTCCGGATTGAGGAGTACACCGGCCTTGATGAGCAGACGCTACAGATGCTGATGCAAGAGCCTGGTGGTGAGGTCAAGGTCATCACATCTTACCCAGACCCAGATGTCAACGAGGCGCAGCTGACAACAGTGGACCCCACAACTGGCGCGCCGATGGTTATGCCTGCACCAATGATCCATGATGTGCAGATCAAGCGTATCACAAAAGATGGCCGCATCAAGATCATGGCCGTGCCGCCAGAAGAGCTGCTGCTGGACAGACGCGCCAGATCGTTTGACGATTCGACCATCATTGCCCACCGGCAGATGGCCACCATGGCTGACTTGCTGGCCATGGGCTATGACCAAGATGAGATTGAAGAGAATCTGTCAACGACAGACTTGGACAGCAACGATGAGTATTTGGCCCGTCAGCCGCTGAGTACAACATTTGGCACAAATGACGCCGCCAATCCAATGATGCGCAGGGTCTTGTACATCGAGGCTTACTCGCGTGTTGACTATGATGGCGATGGCATTGCAGAGCTTAGAAAAGTCTGCTGCATGGGTGGTGGCTATAAGGTGGTGCGCAATCTGCCGGCAAGCTATATCCCCTTTGCTGACTTTCCATGCGACCCAGAGCCACACACAAGCCCACTTGAGGCGATGTCAATTTTTGACATTACCCGTGACTTGCAAGAGATCAAGTCTGAGATTCTCCGCAACACATTGGACAGCTTGGCCCAGAGCATTCACCCACGCACAGCGGTGGTCGAAGGCCAAGTCAACATCGATGATGTCTTGAATAACGAGACGGGCGCCATCATTCGGATGCGCGCGCCTGGCATGGTGCAGCCACTCACAACCCCGTTTGTTGGGCAGGCCGCATTCCCGATGATGGAATACATGGACCAGATTAAGGAAGACCGCACCGGCATGAGCAAGGCGGCCATGGGCCTGAATGCTGACGCATTGCAGTCAAGCACCAAGGCAGCTGTGGCGGCGACCATTTCA